CGACGAGATTCAGGGCCGCGTACACCTTGCGCTGTACGGCCTCTTGTTCGGCGGCCATACTGACAATAGACTTCATCACGCCGTACAATCTGCGCGCAGCAAGGTATGCTACACCAAGAGCGGCTCCTGCGGCAGCCCACGCCTGGAAGCGTTTCTGGGCGCGCGCTGATTCTTCGGCAATGCCACGCAGGCTCTTCTTCGTCCGCTGAGCACCACTATCAAAGCCGGATGAATCCAGGCCAACACGTGCGAGTAATTGTGCAATGACCGCCATCAGCTATCCTCTACTGCCAAAGTGCATGAGTACCGCGTTCTTCATTTCGCGCCATGTTTGTGACTTCTTGGGAGCCTTCCAAGATTCCGGCAGAAACTCGTCCGGTGAGCACCGCCTACCAGCCGCGCCGGCGATCAGCGTATCTTGTATGGCGGCTCGGCGCTCGGCCGGCCATTCGCCCCAAGGCTCGACGTAATAGTAAGCCTGCCAGTATGCCAACTCGGTGCTGGACATCTCAGAGAGCATCCGCCGCACGTCGAGCCGGCCCATCGCCAGTGCTAGTCGGTAGGCGAATCGCCATCCGTGGCTGTCTCGGAGTTTTTTGCGAGAGCCAACACACGATCTTGGCCGAGAGCATTCAGTTCGATTGCGGCCCGATAGATGGCGTCGAGTAGAGCGGCAGGCTTCCGAGAGACGTCATATAGATCATCTTCGGTGAATAGCAAATTGCCGCTTTCATCGCACGCGCAGAATATCGTCAGCAGGGCGCGTCCGCTGTACAGCTCGTTGGACTCGCCGCACTTATAGCACGCCAGCTCGAAGCGCTCGCGGTCCAGGCCCGACATCTCGCGGACGTATATTACGCAGTTTTCCAGCAGCGGAACCTGCGCTACCTTGTTGTTCGGCAGACTCAGAAATTCATCTCTTGTCAGTGACATACATCCTCCTATTCTTTTGCTTTACGCGGCCACGTCGGTAAACGTCCAAACGCCGCTACACTTGATGGTCAACGACTGTGTGATTTCACTCTCGAAAGCAGATGCCGTGCTCAGGCTTGTGATGAAACCGCTGCCCACAAAAGTGCTGGTGTCCGGAAATGTAATCGTCCATGTCTCAGCAGCCTTGCCGGTGAACGCGGAGTTCAGCGCATTGGCAACGCCCGCATTGCCGCCGTCGTAGATAACCTCTACGCTGATTTCTCCATCGTCATACATGCCGGGGATGAACTCGCGGGCGCTGCTCGTGGAGTCGCAGCTCGATACGTCGATGCTGTCTCTCTTGCGGCCGGAGATATCTAACTTCCGCACTTGGCCGATTGTGCCAGCCGTAGCGCCGGCCAACGTAGTACTGTGTCCATGCACCGCACTCATAGGTTACTCCTCATACCAGATCGTGAATTCAAGTATTTTGCCGAACTCATTGTGCTCTTCGTTGTCTGGTTCCACGATAGGAGCGTCGAGTTCGTTGTCCATGCTGATAACGTCAATAACCACTCCATCCGACGTGCCGCTGTAGTCATCGAGGCACGACTGCACGGCCGTCGATAGCGTCTCTGCCCCGGCCTTCGTTGCCGCCCAGCAGGATAGCTGCATGTTCATGGCTACCATGCCAGCGCTGCCGTCGGCGCTGCGTACACGGCCGGCGGATAGCCGCGTGTAGACGATGACGGGCAGCGTATAATTCTGCGGCGCGTAGCTCGGATAGATGCGAGTGCTGACAAGAGCAGCTATGCTGGTGTCTGCACGAAGCATGACAACGATGGCTGTACTTATGTCACTCACTTGCGGCCCTCCTGCTCAATGCCATCTCTCAGTGCTTTGCTCAGCCTAGCTATCACTTCGGCCGCCGTTCTCTTGAATGCCGTTCGCATGAAGGGAATGGCGGCCTTATCCTTGCTAGCCCCGTGGCCGAGTTCGATGGCAGCCGGAATGAATGTGCGGCCGGTTTCCTTGCCATATTTGCGCTTGCCGGATGCATCATAGTTCAGAGCAACTTGTGCTCCTCTGCGATAGTATACCAACCCCTCGCCGCGCCCACTGGTGTTGAAAAGTACATTCATTGCGTGTACGAATTTCGGCAGACGCTTCTTCTGCTTGCGGAGTGACATAGCACTGGCCAGCTTACGGCCCATCTTGCCACCGACCATCGACTTGGCAGAATCTTTGCTGGCCTTGAGGAACACTTTACCAGACTCGCGGACTGCATTGCGGGCTATCCGGTTGTGGACTTTGCTTTCGAGGGCCAGAAGTTTCGTCGTGAGTTCTTCGGCCCCTTCCAGGCGGAATGACATTTTGATGTTGTCGGCCATACTAGAACTTCTCCCGGCATTCAAGGACCAGCGACTCATGCCGCTGATCGGCGTCAATGGCACTGACGATATCCAGCAGCCGGTCGTCCCAGGATATGCGATCCGTGACCAGCACATCCGGCGTCCAGCGGATCGTCACGCGATGCGTGGCGTCGATGAGGAGTTGCTTTTCAACCAAGCGGGCGGCTGCTGTCATGGTTTCTATGCGCGCCCAGCAGTCGGCATAAGTAGACCACGACTTGCTTTCGGCCCCGTAGGCATCCTGAGTGGCCGTAGCACGCTGTATCGAGATGTATTCCGTCAGTCGGCCGGCTTGCATCAGCAGTTCTCCGCGCCAAAGCAGCGATCAGGCCACAGCAGATCGTAGAAGCCCATCGGCAGGACTTCCAGCTTGAGGTCGGTCACTGATTCGCGGTGCTCGTAGTAGTGGCCCACGCCGAGCAGTACAGCCTGCTTCCAGGTAGCTGGGATCAGAGCGGCGCTCGCATAGCCAGCCACATACGTAACGGTGATGGCGCTCGTCACTGCGTATGTGGCCGGCCACGTCTGCGAGTAGGCTAGCGTCACGCGGGCGGGCTCACTGGTAGCATCCAGCCGGTAGACGGAAGCAGCAAGCGTCTGTGAATCGCCGCTCTCATCCAGGTACACAATGCTCGTGATGCTGGTCGCCGGCGGATAGCGGAGGTAGAGTACGTTCGGCGGGAAGGCATCGAGTACCTGCGTCAGCGTAGCGCTGAGCCACGTTCGACCCTGCCAAGCAGCCGCGAGAGACTGCACGGCCAGAATCAGGGACTCGATATAGCTATCGTCGGCTGCACTCGTTACGCGCATGTGCTGCTTGGCTTCGGCGACTGAGACTACCAGTGTATCTGCCATAGGATCATCCGGCACATCATTGCCGGCTCCAAGAGTTAGAACTTCTGCTTTGCAGCGGACTCCGTTTTCGCGTACCAGCCAAAGATAGCGGCCGGATACAGAATACGCATAGTCGAATTGATAGCATCCATCGCCGATCTCTTCAAACGCAGGTGTTTCGTCAATCTGCCCATCTGGCCGCCAAACTTTCGCTATTATCGTTCTGCCTTCGCCAAATCCTTTGGCCTGATAGTAGACCCGGTATTGGCCCACACGCCGGTCATCCTATCATGGGTGGCGATTCGAGGGCATCAACCTTGTCCGAGATGGCCCCGAGCGCCGCACTCAGGCCATCGGTCACAGTCTTGATGTCCGTCACGTCCCCGGCCACAGCGCTGATATCCGTGCTCACGCCGCCAACAGCAGTATCCAGCGTAGCAATCGCCGAGGCCACGGCGTCCACAGCCGTTTGCACATCAGCTACGACATCCGTCACTCCAGCGGCATCGTAGACATCTGGGCCGTAGTGTTTGACTGCTTTGCCTCCGTCGTCGTCACTGCATTGAATCGACCAGCCAGGAGCATCGGCGTCAAAGGACTTGTAGTAGCGCCCCGTGGTCCCAATCTCGGTCGCCTCGCCAGACTGCGCAGCGTCAAGAGTTTTGTCCGGCTTGTAGACATCAATCTGTATCGTCTTGCCGGTAGCGGCACCCGCAGCTTGGTATACCACTTCAAACGTCTTTGCCATGCCTAATTCCTCCTGATATGCCGATATCTCGGCAAGCTTAAATAGTTCATTGCCCGCAGGTTTCGCACGAAACCGTATCTGGTCAACTGTTTTCTGCTCAAATAGCTCAATCTCCTGATAGGGAGACCACTTACTGATAGAAGATGCGAACACATTGACCCACTGCCCACCACTAAACACGTCCACCTGAGCCTGAGTAACGGAGAAATGCGTGAGGGCATAGAAGCTAACCCTGCCGCATCTATCAAGCCCAGGCAGGTATGTGGCCACCAGATACGGAGACCAGACACCGGCGTCAATCTCCCGCGTGGCTTCCGTGCTTGGCATACCAT